ATGATCTTTGACGTTGTCATCGGAACGCCAGATTACGAAGTAGATATGAAATCTGGATTGGATACCTTACAAGGGGTATCGGATACCACTAGGACTATCGCCGAGGCTCTATTAACCGGTGAAGTCCCACAAAGAAAGACTGCCAAAAGTGATGTTAGAACAACTTTAAAGAAGAGCTTTAAAGGCTCTTACGGTCAAACTTTTAGACTAGACATCTTAGATGATGAATTAAAACGAGAGTATCGCAAAATCGGAAGCATGGCGTTTGCTGAACTCATGACTTATTTCATGAAGGAAGCGCTTTACCTTGAAAACGATGACCTCTCTGACAAAGCACAAAAAATCTTTGATAAGCTGGGAGCAACCAGCGAAAAACTCGTGCGCCAACTTAGAGTTTCCTCTATGGAAAATATACATGAAGTATCCACGAAATTCGATCACGAAGTTGAATTCAGATACAGAAAAAGCTTTGACAATCGCATTACATTAGCCAAGTTCAACAAAACAACTGCACTTGCACTACAAGCGAAGCCAAGCGACGAAACTCTAGAGCTAGTAGCCAGCATTAGGCGATTAAACACTAATACTGGCAACGGCCGACTGCAACTGAAAGACGGAGACGAAACAGTTGCCTTTGGATTCAGCTCGATTTATAGAAATGTCCGCCTCGCAACAAAGAAGAAATTTTCCAGCAATCTTCATTACAACAATGGAACTGACCGCGACAACTGGCAATACTTAGAAATTAAAGCCACTCCAATTCGTCTTCAAGACGGCCGAATCATTAAATACATAGTCAAGGGTTTCCTTGATGAATAAATACATTGTAGCGGCCACGGCCGCTATAACACTTGTACTCCTTGCGTACGCGTACAATTTCTTTTATTTAGCAGGTCGCTCTGTATCAGACAGCCCAGAAGCCTGGGCGTGGCTAGGGGATTACGTCGGGGGGATTCTCAGTCCTTTTCTTACCTTCCTTTCATTGGTGCTACTCATCAAATCTCTGTCACTTCAGAATGACGCCAACATAGCTCTTAGAGATGAGAGAGAAGATACGCGAAAGACAGAGAAGCTCCGCTCCTTTGAGGCTCAGCTGTTTAATATGGTTCGCTCTCAAAAGGAGGCGCTCGATTCTTTCAAGCTGACGGGGCTAGCTTGCAGCATCGATAAGAAAGGTGTTGAGGCCTTTCTCGACTTAGAACAAGAGGTCGAGCGACTTGTTGAATCTGACGAAACACCCCAGAACATCGCGGACTTCTTAGAGAAATGCGATGAGACAGACCAAATTTTTGCACTGACCAGAATGTTTTTCAATATGGTCAAAATGATCAATGAGAAACTTAGCGACGAGAATGGTTTCACTGTTGAAGACAGAAAAACGCATTATCTAACTCTTATTAATTTTACAGACTTTGCCTTATTACGCCTGATCATGATGAGTGCTCAGTTTCTCGATTATCACTCAACAAATTATCTGAAGGAAAACCGTGAATTAACTTCGGTCCTGCAAGAGGTAGGCCTTCACTATGAGCTCTACAAATAAAGAGCTCAAAATGGGCTGAGGTCAGCCGCACTCTCAACAGAGAATTTCCGCAGAGTTATTTACAACGGATTGTAGTTGTTTTCAGCAGCGCAAAACGCTTTACGCTTTTCGGTTCGGCAGCGATGTACAAAGTACTCTTTTGCGGCTTTACGGCAATCTCTGTATTCGATTGATCCGCGTCGTTCGTTCTGGCAGACGGTGTGATATTGAATCCAGCCGTTCACTGTTTGCCATTGGATCTTGCGCGAGGTTCTCTTCCTATCTGCGCCCGTCCAAGTCCAATAGCCGGTCTGTAGTACTGGCTTGTGCTGCGCCCGTTGTGCCTGAGTGCTGGCCACGTACAGCGTCGGCTTCGGGGCCGGCATGGTGTTGATCGCGCCGGTTGGCTGATAGTTTTGATCATTGAAGGACGTTTGCCGGATAGCAGGTTGCTTCTGTGCGGAGAGCAACTCGGCAAGTGCCATAGCTTTGCGGTCAACGCTAACTTGTCGCTCTTCGGGGGACGATATCCGCGGGGTCTCCGGCTCCGCTTCGAATACGGGCTTGTCCGCGAATCTGATGCCGCTCTTGATCTGATTGATGTCGATGATGATCTCTTTACCGAACATCAAAGCCAGCATCCAGAAAATCGCGGAGCCCAATCCGAGTAATGCCAGAAAACGCCAAGGTCCAGCTTTCTTCCTGGTACGAAGATAATCCGGCATATCGTCCCTGTTAGCTTTCATTCCCTTCCCTCCCTGTCCTTCGGGCGTACCAGCGCCTAGTCACTTCCTTGGTGATCGCTATCCCGCGTCTTGACTGGTCAAGTTTCGGTTGGCCTCGTCGTAGTCGGGGCTGGTCTGGCCTTTGTCCGGCATGACTTCCCCGGTCATCAGCCACCACCGATAGCTTGGGTACAGCAGACCCAGCTGCTCGATCTCCTCTGCGCTCATACGCGCTTTCCCACGCTTGATGCTCTGCCACCTGACGTATTCCTTGCTGTTCACCTCGGCAAGGTCTTTCAGGCTCGTCGCCTCAAGCAATTTAAGTGCTCTATCAAGCATTCGGGCAGTCATTATCAAAATGAATCGTATGGACTATTGCCATAATCCAATGAGATATGGATACTGTCCATATGGATTTATTCCATATGTTTAGCTCCAAAGAAGACCAACATAGTGCAACAAAGGCCAAGGACATGGAAGGAAACCTACCGCCGATAGACCTGCTCAACGCGCCCCCGGTCATGCCGTGGCGCCAGTTCGCGGACTGGATTCGCATGGGCGATGAACACGACGTGGTGTGGGGCTGGATTCGCAACGGCTACATCCCGTCGCACAAGGTCGGCAAGTACGTGATGGTCAACGTGGCGCTGCTGGTTAAGCAGCTCATGGAAAAGGAGTGGGACGAATGATCCGCGCCGCCTACGGAAAGCCAGGGGATGGGATGACCTATGTCGAAGCCGACCAGCTATCTACGCCTTCCGCACGCCCAGGACTGCGACTGCTCTGTCTGCTGGTCCAGACGCGAAATGGCGAACCCCGCTCCCTCCCCGTCCACACGCTGCGCCCAATGCCGCCCCGCCTCTGCGCGGCCGATTCGCACGCTGCAAATGGGCCGCGTCGGTGGTGTCTGGAAGCCTCTGGTCTCAGAGTGGGCAATGGAACCGGCCTTTATCTGCGAGAAGCACACGCCACCCGACCGCCCCGCGAAGTGGTGGAGCGTTGTGCTCGACACTGGCAGGCCAACGCCTTTCGTCCCGATCCACGAACCGTTCGAACTGGTGGGGTGATGGCATGAGCCGCTCGATCAGTCGCTACCTGCTCGCCCTGCTCTGGCATTGGGCGCCCCCGGCAATCATCGGGTTCGCTATCGGCTCTGCGCTGGCAACCGTGCAAATCATCAAGGTGCTGGAGTCGGTCGACCATCAGTGGCTCGCGGCAGCGACTCAACTGGTCGAGCAATGCACGACCCAAGACCAAGCCGCCCCCGCCGAGGCCGAACAGGTCCAGGGCCGCGCTCCCGGCTCGTCGGATCACGCTTCACCGATCCGGCGAACGGAAGCACGGGCGGAGCGCACCCTTGACCCTGCACGAACAGAAACAGCCTCCGCTCGTGAGTGTGGGGCAGCTTCACCGCCCCGCGCTCCCGAGCCCTCGGCGGCAAGAGTGGGATGACAAGGGCAAAGCCCTTGGTGTTAAACCAACCATCAAGTTTATTCATAGTGACAAAGTTGCAAACCCAACTAAGCCCAACATAGACCAACAACAAACGAACTAGATGATATTTGTTGATGTTTGAATAAACCGCTTTTCAGCAGCGTATAACTAGCACCACAAACCCGTTGCAAGCCGCGTAAACCCTAGCCAGAGGCGAACTTTACAAGTTCCTCGGCGTGGACTTTATCGGCCTGCAAAAGGCAAAGCAGCGCAATAAAGCGCAACTAAAGAGAGGAAACACAAATGGCACGTTCGATCATGGAAGTTGCATTTCTCAGCGCCGAGAAAGTCGAGTTCGACAACGTGAAGCTGGTGAAGCTGTTTGTCGGTGACGAGCCGGACGGCAAGCGTGACCTCGGCATTTCCATCCTGTCGATGAACGTCTCCGAAGAAGCCCTGGACGAAGTGTGGTCCGCCTGCGAAAGCCTCGATGTGCTTGAGCCGATCCGCGTCACCACCGAGATCGAGCGAGGCTCCAAGAACGCCGGCAAGTTCATCGTCCTACACGTTGAGCCGGTGAAAGCAGCCGCTGCTCAAGCCACCAAGCCGACTCAGCAATCGACCCCAGCCGCCAAGCCATCCGGCACCCAGCCGGAACCGGCCAAGGCCAACTAACCGGGAGGGGCGGCCATGCTGATCGATGACCGGGTGTACTGCGACTGCTGCGGCAACGACATGGGCAAGCTCATGGCGCTGCCCGCGCCGCAAAGCGACCTGCTGCCCGACCTCAGCCTGCCGCCCCACTTCGCCGTCTGCCCGGATTGCGAACCCCACGAAAAAGCCGCCGACGAGGGTGTCGGCGCATGAATTTTCTCGTTTGTGACGGTGCCCTGTCGGTTGATGCCGGGGTGCCCATCTGTTCCGGCGCTTGGGTCCTGGTTCAAGCGCCAGAACAGTTCGACCCGTCCCAGCTGGACCCCGTACTGGTGGGGCAAGCATTCGGGGCCGGGTTCGGACTGGTAGCAATGGTCCTCGTTGGGACCGCTGGTGTTCGGGCAATCCTGAACTTTCTGAAAAGCGCATAAGCGCAAAGGGGGTTTTATGAAGATGTTCAAACGTGTTTCCCGTGATCTGGCGCTGGCCCTGCCGTTTGTGGCGGTCGGCACCTCGGCTTTTGCCTGGGACTACACCGCCGTAACCGATGGCATCGACTTCGCCACCATCGCCACCGGCGTTCTGGCAGTCGCTGGCCTGCTGGCGGTCGTGTACGCCGGTATCAAGGGCGCTCGCATCATCCTCGGCTTCCTGCGGAGCTAAGGGCGCGGTGACGAAAAAGGGTCGTTCTGCGGCCCTTTTTTATTGGGGGACTGGAAATGGACCAGCTGTATTACTTCGCGTTTTTTGTGATCGGTGCCGGCTGCGGATTTGCGGCGTTTGCCGGGTTGTAAAGACGCCGCGTTGCCAAGGGGGTGGTTATGCGCAACTTACTGCTGCCGCGTTATGTTGCATGGTTTTCCTTCGTCATGTTTCTCGCCTTCGACGCCCACGCTGGCCGGATGTGGAGTGCGACGGATGGCACGCTTCACGCTGATGCGCTTTCCGCCTGTCAGGCGACGGCAAACCCGAATTTTGAAATTCGTGTTTTGTCGATCAGTGCGATCAGTGGCGGTCGATATCGCGCCATATGCTCCTATAAGACGGGCGCCCTCTCCTCATACAATGTCAGCACCACCGGCGAATGCTTTGAGGGACGCATTCCCCTGGTGCCCACACCGTCCGAATCAGCGCTTTGCGGGTGCCCGGCGGGGACTCAGTTCAACGCTGAAACCCAGCAATGCGATACCGCGCCCAATGACTGCGCCTCGGCATCGCCTGGAATCTTTCGCAGCCCCGATTCAGGGGTCATCAATTCCGATGGGAATAACTACGTCCTGGCCCAGTCGCCGGGTCAGGTCTGTTACGCCCAGTGCTCGTACCAGACCAGCGACCGGGCAGCCTCCTGCTTCTTCGTTTCCGGCTCCACCGACACCGGTTTCTGCAACTACGTGGGGACGCCGACCGGCGAAACCTGCTCATCCAGCGACGCGCCCCTGGGCCATTCCGGCGACGCGCTGAATCCGCCTGATACGACCGACGTTCCGCCCTCCGATCCCAGCAATCCCTGTGGCGGTATGCCGGGTTATTCCTGGTCGGGCACGACCTGCGTTCCGAACAGCGGTGGCAACTCCCCAGGGGGTGACGGGAACGGCGGTGATGATGGCGGCGGCGGAAATGACGGCGGTGGCAGCGGCGGCAATACCGGGGGCGGCTCGAACGGTGGTGGTGATACGGGCGGCGGCAACACCGGGGGCGGTGACGGCAACGGCAATGGTAGCGGGGATGGCGATGGCAACGGCTCCGGGGGAAGTGGGGACGGCGCAGGTGGTGGCGGCAGCGGCGGCTCCGGCTCGGGTAATGGCAACGGGGATGGCGATGGAGACGGGGAAGGCGGCGGCTTTGGTGGTTATGGATCAGGACCAGGACTGTGCGATAAGGGTGACTGTGAGTTTATAGGCCCTACATATTATGACGGCCAGCAAGTTATACCGGGTTATAGCGACTCGCTATTAAATATATATAACGGCATCTCGAACTCACCTATTGCTACTGCCGTGACTGGAATACAGTTTCCGTCCGGCGTGGGTGCATGTCCTGCCGGATCAGTTGAACTATTCAGCAAAACGATCCTGTTCGAATCGCACTGCACGCTCTGGCCGCAAATTTCCGGGATATTCTCCTCTATCATGCTGGCTTTCTGGAGTTTGGTGGCCGTTCGTATTGTGCTTTCTGCATAAGGGGATGGGGTTATGCTCGACTGGCTTAAAGAGCGATTGGATGCAATCTTCAAAAAGATTAATGACTTTATTGATTGGATTAAAGACTTCTTCCTTGCTGTATTTAAATGGCTGCAAGACGCCTATGACAGCTTTGTTGATTGGCTAGAAACATTTCCCCAGTGGGTCTTCTCGAAAATTGCAGAGGGCATAGTTTCATTCTTCGAATCTATCCCCGTTCCGGATTTCTTCTATACAGCGCGTGACGCGTTTGGATCGATCCCGCCTGAGGTCGTTTATTTCGCCTCCATGTTTCGTCTGGACTACGGAGTTCCTGTTGTTCTGCTTGCGTTCTTAATCCGCTTCGTGATTCGTCGCATACCGCTGATAGGATGATCTTATGGCTATTGATGCGTATACGGGCCTTCCCGGCCACGGCAAGAGCTATGGCGTAGTCGAGCACGTCATCATCCCCAGCCTGAAACAGGGGCGGCATGTAGTAACCAATATCCCGCTGGATGTGGACGCACTCCTGGTCGACTTCGGCGGCACCATCGAGCAACTGCCGGAAGACTGGTTCGAGCGTGCGGACCTGGGCGAACTGGCTCCGTCCGGCTCCGTCCTGGTACTCGATGAACTGTGGCGGCGCTGGCCCAACGGCATGAAGGCCAACGCGGCCCGACTGGAAGACAAGGCACTGCTGGCCGAACACCGGCACCGGGTCGATGCCAAGGGCCGCTCCATGCGTGTCGTCCTGGTCACGCAGGACCTTGCACAGATCGCTTCCTGGGCGCGTGCTCTGGTCGAGACCACCTACCGGATGGTGAAGAAGAGCAAAAAGATTTACCGCGTCGATATCTACCGGGGTGCAGTCACCGGACCCCGCCCACCCAGGTCGGCACTGCTTCGCCAGACCGCTGGCAAATTCAAGCCCGAGGTCTATCGCTACTACCAGTCGGCCACCCAGAGCCAGAGCGGCGGCGTGGGTGATGAATCGGTCGCGGATACCCGAGGCTCCCTGTGGCGCTCCTGGGGCCTTTGGGGGCTCGTCGCGATCATGGTCGGCGGCGCGTCCTTCGGCGTGTACGGCGTTAACAAGTTCTTCTCCCCGGACCAGCACCAGTTGCCGGCCAAGCCCGTTGAGCCACCACCTCCCCCAAGGGCTGAGCCTGAGCCTCAAAACAGGACCACCCGCGCGGCGGCTGCTGTTTACAACGCCAAGCCTGACGGCCCCGTCATGTCCCTGACATGGCGCGTAGGTGGGTATGTGCTTTCGCCAACTGGAGCATGGTCCCCGCCAACGCCTGAGCCTCCCCGTTCCGAGGGCATCTACTGGCAGAACGACCCGACCCAAAAAGTCAGCAAGACCGCCCGTGTTGTCCTGGTCTCGAATGGCGGGCTGACCCGTGTCGTGCCCATCAGCGAATGCCGGTTCTTCCCTGGGCAGATCGACATGTACTGCGACATAGACGGCGAACGGGTTACGCCCTGGACGGGGCGCGGTGCTGTTACCAGCGTGATCGATCCGGTGGCATCCGTAACTTCGGCGCGTCGTGATCCTGACACCGGCGCCGGTCAGCGTAGCGCAACTGGCGCCGGTGTCAGCGCGGCGCAGCCGGTTCGGTGACGTCCCTGTAACACGTCAGATAGATCGAGTTGAAACCGTCCGTTAATGGACATTGTTGGAGATTCAAGAATGAGCGTTAAAGACCAAGCGAGACTGGACCACATCACCGGCAATCCGACCAAGCGCGGACGGCTGTTCGTTGATCCGGGTACTGCGGCGATCAGCGATCTGTCGAAGGTCCGGTTGCTGCGTTGTGGCGTCGATACCGTTCGCCAGCTCTACCGCGGGCTGATCCGCCCGGAAGTCATGGCGCTGTTTGAGAAGCCGGGCGCAATGGTGGAGTTTGCTGGCGAAGTCTGGCACTCGGGACGGGTTGGCCGAGACTCCGGCTACCAGTACAAGCTGCAGAACGCCGACCTCGGCTTCATCCTGCTGATCAAGAATTTCAACGCCAAGCTGGAGAACATCGGGCCGCACCTGAAAATCGAAGTGTCACCGCACGCCATCGACGCGCTGTCCCCGGAACGTCTGCAAGAGCGGATGGATTACTACGCCGCAGCCGTGATGACCAATCGCGAACGCAACCAGTGTGCCGTCCATCTGGCACTGGACCTTCAGGGCTGGAAACCTCCGGTCGATCTGGTTGCACGCCTGCACTGCCGCGCGCGAACACATCGCGATATTTCGGGCATCAAGGAAATTGAGTGGGCCACCAAGTCCAGCGTCTACGGCCGGGGCGAAACGTCTATGTTCGGCTCTGCCAGCGGTGTGCAGCTCTGCATCTACAACAAGACCGAGCAGGCCCGCGCAACAGACAAGCTCGACTACTGGGACAGCGTGTGGCGTCGTCGGGACTCCTTCGATCCGGCCGATCCCGAAAACTACGATCCGACCCAGGACGTCTGGCGTGTGGAGCTTCGCTACCACCATTCGGTCATCCAGCAGTTCGCCAGCGGCTCGATCAGTGCCAAGACCGGCGAAGCCATCGATACGGATTCGTTTGCGGCCTTCTCGGCCCATCTGGACGGCCTGTGGCGCTACGGCCTGAGCCAATTCAAGCTGATCGCCCGCCCCGGCTATTACGAGCCGATCTGGACGCTGATGCGTGATGACGCCCGGGTCGATCTGCCGGTCGACTCCCTGATCGATGAGACGGAATACAAGCGGTACTACAAGACCTCTCGAGGCTTCTCAGGCAAGAACGTGGAGCTGTTCCTGGGAAACTTCGTAAGCCTGCTGGCAAGGGAGCGAGTGGGCGCTAAGACCGCATTTGATCGACTGAAGCAATGGGAATGCTGGCCAGTGATCCGCGATCACTACGCCGCCAAGGATATGAGCGAGCGCGACCTCTACAAGCACATCAAGAACCTGTTGCAGGAACGACACGTGCGCTGGGGGCGTGCCGTCTGATGGCGATACAGGCACTTCCTGATGGTCGTTGGCGTGTCGATGTTGAGCCGATCAAGGGCAAGCGATTCCGCAAGACCTTCAAGACCAAGGGCGAGGCTCAGCGGTTCGAGGCTACCTGTCGATCCAAGCTGATCGAAAGCCCGCAATGGTCACCGAAACCGAAGGATCGTCGCCGTCTCTCCCAACTGGTGGAATGCTGGGGGCGTCTGCATGGTGGTTCGCTGGCCGACTATGAGGGTCGCCGCGTCATCATGGATCGCATGGTCGAACGCCTGAAAGACCCTGTGGCCATAGCGTTTACTGCTACCGACTTCGCGGAGTACCGCGCCAAGCGCCTCGCGTCCGGTATCAGCCCGAAAACGATGAACAATGAGCTGTCCTACTTGCGGGCGCTGTTCAATGAGCTGCGGCGACTTGGTGAAATCGAGTTTGATAATCCGCTCTCGATGCTCAGGGCGATACGGGTCCAGGAAAGGGAATTGTCCTACCTCGACAGCCATCAGATCGACCGGCTGTTCCAGGTACTGCGCAGCATGGTTCACCCACACGTGGAGCTGATCGCTACGATCTGTCTGGTGACGGGTTGCCGCTGGGGTGAAGCGCAAGGGCTCACGATCAGCCGGGTGGGCGATGGCATGCTCCAGTTCGTGAACACGAAGTCGAAGCGTCGTCGTGTGGTGCCGATCGATCGGAAGCTGGCAGATCGGATACGCCAGCACCTTCGGGAACACGGTGCGTTCACTAACTGCCGGGATCGGTTCGATGAAGCTGTGGTGCGTGCAGGGCTGGGTCTACCTGCCGGACAAAAGTCGCATGTGTTGCGGCACACCTTCGCCTCACACTTCATCGCGAACGGTGGCAATATCCTGACCTTGCAGAAGATTCTCGGTCACTCGTCCCTGGCGATGACAATGCGGTATGCGCACCTTGCGCCCGATCATCTGCAAGACGTGTTAGCGTTTGGTCCTGCTAGGGATTTTCGACACTTCTTCGACACTCCCGCCTCTGAGCAGCAGTCGGGGCAGGAAAATCCTTTGTAA